GTTGTGATGGTTGATATGATAATGTCCGGAATTATAACCTTACAGGCAGGCTTTAGATATCTAAGCGCAGACATAAGCTTTGCCTTTTCGAAAATCAAAGAATCTGTAATGCCTTTCTGGATTCTTTTTTCATCATCTGCAAAAAAAGCCCTTATAGAAGTCCAGTGGAATTTTTTTAAATTCATAAGCACCATTGAAACAAAGTCGGCTGAACTTGCAAAGAAAATAGCAAAAATAGCAAACAAATATTTTAACGTAAAAATGCCGGACGATTCTTTCTTTGCAACAGATACCTATTCAAAGAAAAGAGCAGAAGAGCTTGCGATTGAATTTAATGGCTTAGATGCGATTAGAAACGCTGAACTTGCAAATATAAAAGCGTCAATGACAGCAGCGGAATGGTGGGAAAAAAGAATACAAATAACAAAAAAATACAACAAAGAATTAGAAGAGCATAAAAAACTTATATTAGAAATGCACAAAGCGACAAAACAGGCCCCTACAAAAAAAAGAAGGGATTTTAGCAAAGACATGCCTCTTGACCTTGGGCAGGGATTTCCTGCTACAAAGGAGATAAGTGCAAGGGCAAAGATATTCGAGGATTTAAGAATTCATTTTGAAAAATTAGAAGAAAAATCAACAGATGTCGCAAAGAACATAGGGGCAGCATTTACATCCGCTTTCAAAGGTGTTGAAGACGCTCTTGTTCAACTTGTTGTAAAAGGCAAAATAGAATGGAGAAGCCTTGCTGAATCCATGGCGTCAGATATGGTTAGGCTTGCATATAAGCAGGCTGTTTTAGGGCCTCTTGCTGGAGCTATGGCGACCGGATTTGCAAACTTAGGCGGAATGTTTGGAACCTCTTTATCTGCCGGAGGATCAACAGGCAGTGTGGCACCATCGGCTATCCCTATGACAGCCGGACCCGCCCCTATAATGATGGCGAAAGGAGGCACAATAAATGAGCATATTGTTGGTTTTGGGCAATCATCAGGAAGAAGATATGAGATGGGAGAATCCGGAAAAGAACATGTTTTGAACCAAGATCAAATAAAATCTTTAGGATCAAACAAAGGGGTTGCAGTCAGCGTCCAGCCTCAAATAAACATTTCTACCCCTCCCGGGACTCAGGCAACAACACAACAGTCTTCAGACGGAATGAACGTAGATGTTCTTATCTCGGCAATAGAGAGTAAATTAGCCTCAAATGGAAGGAGAGGCGGAAATCTATTCGATTCTATCCAACAACAATTCGGATTAAACAGGGCTTCAGGAGCATTTAGATAATGGCAATAGATCCCTTTGACGAAGCAATAAAAGAAGCGTATGCTTCAAACGAAGATGACAGGATAATATTAAATACAATTGAAATTTATCCGGCAAGCTTGTCTGTTCCGGCAAGACTTGTTCTTGGTTACGTTGATTTTACAGGGACTCTTGAATCAGATGCCCCTAAAAACCCGGGCGAAGCTGTTTTATTTCAGGCTTGTCAATTCAAAATTAGTTTGCCGGAAAGCTCTGACAGGTTGCCTATGATGGAATTATCAATTGATAATGTAAGTCAAATAATCGGAAAAGACATAGACGCAGCTATGGATAATATGGATCAAATACCGGTTATCCATAGACAATTTATTGAATCTGATGTTTCTCCTGAACCTCATTATATTTTAAAAAACATGACACTTAAAAATATAAATGTCGGGAGTAGTGTCACAGGAAGCTTATATTTTTCTGACTACACAAACCGTCAGTTTCCAAACGAATATTTTACACCAGAGAGATTCCCAGGGCTTGTGAGATAATGGATAAATTACAAAGAAATAAAAAAATACTTGAACTTCATCGCAAAAAACTAAAATGGTCTGAAAATGGAACGGGCCCTGACAGCTTTGATTGCCAAGGATGGATACTGTTTATAAAAAAAGAGTTTTATAATGAAGAACTTCCTTGTGTAAAAGTGAATGTAAAAAGTTTGTTTAGTGTTGTGAAAGCTATTTCAAAAGATAAAGTATGGGATCAATTTGAAAAATTAGATCATCCTGAAGATGGATGTATTGTTAAAATATTTACTGCAGAAGATCCGAATCATATCGGTATTTATATGGATATCGATGGAGGAGGAGTCAGTCATTGCGATAGAAAAAACGGTGTTATTTGGGATGATTTATTCACAATAAAGCAAATGTATAATCAAATTACATTCTGGAAATTCACAGGGGGTCAAAATGGCTAAGGTTATCACAGCGTATACCCCTGTTACAGCCGGCTTTCATTCAAAGAGTGAGATCAATGCTCCTATGTTGATTGATGAATATATTGATAAGGTCGGAACGGGGCTTGTAGGGCCTTATATTTGTGTTGTAAATGAAAACCCAATGTCAAGGGTTCATTGGGATAGCTATGTTCTTAAACAAGACGACACAGTGCTTTTTCTCGCATTTCCACAAGGAGGCGGAGAAGGAGGTTCAAATCCTGTCCAGACAGTTGCTTTGATTGCAATTATGGCAGCTTCTATGGCAATCCCTGGAATGGCAATCTTTGCAGGAACAATGTTTGCAGCCGGAACTTTTGGCGGAGCATTGGTGTCTGCGAGTGTAATGTTTGGTGGTTCATATCTTGTCAATCTGGCTTTTCCCCCTGAAAAACCAAAAGAAATAGAAGAGAGCCTGACAAGGCAAGGAACATCGCTATCTTCATACAATTTGAATGACAGAGGCAATGTTTCAGCATTAAACAATGTAATAACAACACAATACGGAAGAATAAAGCACTATCCAAAATACGCAATGCAGTCATGGTCAAAGTTTATTGACAATGAACAGTACGGATATTTATTATTTTGCCAGGGACAAGGCGAATATTCATTCGAAGAGTTTAATTTTGGAACTGTAAATTCAGGGGAATTGTCAAGTGTTGATATTGTTACATTTGACAGCAATGATATTCTACCCGACGTTGACGGCGAAACTTTTTATGACAATGTTTTTACTTCTGAGCAAGTTCAAAATATTGAAGTAAGAAGAGTTGATGATTATGAAGTTGAGGTCCCTGGCTCTATCGATGGCCCTATAACTGTTGTTTCGGGGGAAGCTGTTAGCATAGGTATTGTAGATTCTCCGTCGACATTTGGCTTGATAACCCCCAATTCTTCAAAATATGATATTTTTATTGCGGATTTAGATCAGGCAACTATAAGTAATTCAATAAGCTCTGATGGAAGTTTTGATATAACGAATAAAGTTACAGGAGCAGCAAGTTTTCATTTTTATATGGAAAATACACACCCTTTGACAGAAACGCTTCCAATAGGAACTGTATTGGAAAGCACATACCCTATTTCATACAATCAATGCATATACATAAATGGAGATTATACTCCAGCAGACGCATCTGACCCTCTCCCTATTACAAGCGGAATAAGAGGAAGGACATCGCTGTATGACGGTTTTGTCGCTGGAGACAAAGTAAAAATAACAGAACAAACAGGTCCATCAAGCAGCTTTACATCTATACGCAACATAAAATCATCTTTTTATTATACAGATAAAACTTATGCAGGAACACCTCTCAGTTGGGTTGCGTATGAATTTGCTGAAGCGGCCCATACTGATAGACCTTTTGGCAAAGGTTCTGTGATAGAATTGCTGCCATCTGACGCATCAAACGGATATACCGTTCCCAACAAAAATCTCGGACTGCTTCAGAAGGGCCAAGCAGACATTAGTTTTCCAAGTGGTATTTACAAGGTTGACGAACTAACAGGCAACCTGCTGGCAGTAGAAGTCTCATTTGCCATCGAATATAAAGAAATAAACAGTTCAGGAACTGAAAGTGTGTGGTATTCAGTGGATGACATAATCACAGCAGGAACAAGAAGCCCTATTAATAAAACATACGACTTGCCTATAAATACACCGTCAACAACAGTCAAGTTAAAAGTAAGGGTAAACAAAGTCTTTGCCCCCTCGTATTCCTTTTCAGAAAACGCGACAGCTATGACAAATATGGCGTTTGTTGGCTTAAAAGCCGTGCTTCCAAATACAAATTACTATGGTAATGTCACAATGATTGCCTCAAAAGTTAAAGTCTCAAATTCGTTGATCAGTACATCATTGAGCAAATTCAATACAGTTTCGACAAGAAAGCTTCCTATTTACACAGCATCATGGTCATCACCGACAGCGACAAGAAATCCTGCATGGGCAATCGCAGACGCCTGCAGAAATTCAAACTACAGCGTCGCAATGCCAGACAGCCAGCTTGATATTGATGAACTTGTTACTCTGGCTGCGACATGGGCTGGAAGAAATGATTACTGTGACGGATTGTTTGAATCAAAAGAAGTCTTTTGGGATGCTTTGAGAAAAATATGCAAAGTAGGAAGGGCACAGCCGCTATCAATTGCCGGTCAAACAGGATTTGTTAGGGATCAAAAAAAGACACTTCCAAAACAAATGTTTGGAAGTGACAATATTTTATTTGATAGTTTTTCAGTTGACTATGTTCCTTTTGACGACGACACTCCGACAAGCGTTGAACTTGAATATTTTGATGAAGAGGACTGGATTTGGAAAAAAACTTTACAAACAATATCCGGCGGAAGCACTGATCAGCCTGCAAAAATACAGCAATGGGGAATAACAACTGAAGCACATGCAACAAGAGACGCAAAATGGAACGCAGCCTGTAACGCATACAGAAGAAAACTCCCGAGTTTTACAACAGAACTTGAAGGAAGGATATTAAAAAGACTTGATTTAATATCAGTAAGTAGTCCAAGAATAGGGTGGGGCGTTTCAGGGCATGTTGTTGCGGTTGATGGAAATAACCTTGAATTATCTGAAGTTGTTGAATTTACAACAGGAGATCACTATATCACACTAAGAGAAAAAAATGGATCTCAGGAAGGTCCGTATCTTGTCACAGAAGTCACAGGTGAACCTAAGAAGGTTTTGATGTCGGCGACTCCCCCAAGTTTTATTTATACAGGCTATGAATATGAGAAGACAATGTTTCAATTTGGACAAGGGACTTCATATAATAAAGAGTGCCTTGTTGCGACTGTTCAACCGCAACAATTGGAAAGTGTTCAAATAACGTGTATAGTAGATGATGATAGGGTTTATACTGCAGACGGCACATCAGGCTCTTAAACTATGTTTCAGGCCCTTAAAAAGGATTTATTATGGCTACACCGACATTCCCGGCGTCGTTACCTGCTCCCCTGATATCTGGATACGGATATCAGGATGATGCCGGGAATGTTTCTTCGTCCCCAACAGAATTTGGATTTCAAACTCAAAAGCAAATTGGCAATACACCGTATACAAATTTTACTCTACAATATGTTTTCACTGAACAGCAGATGGATATATTTGAGGATTTTTATAAAGACAGCCTGATCAACGGCCACAAATGGTTTCTGAATGATCTTG